CAGCACAACCAACTGTTGCTAATGAAAACTTTATATTCACAAGCGGCACTGGTAACTACATTGCGCAAGGTCAAATGCTTTATTACTGTCCGATTGAGGGCAGCACATTATCTGAAAAGGAAACTATAGATGTGAGCAACTTCGACAATGACTATTACATAACACCGATTTGGAAAACAATTTATGCAACATTTGAAGCACCTTTATCAATGGTGCAATTTGAAGCGATAAAAACAAACGTGTATGGTGCAATTAGGTTTCGTTGTGGGAATGATTTATACCTTGGAAACATTGTAACATTAAGCCATGAACCAAACACCGGACTTGCAACATTTAAACTTTTAATTAGAAGATAAAATGCCAGTATCAATATTAAACATACCAAATAGTTTTGTAACATTTTATGACCTTGGCACAGATGTTGGCCGTAGTGAATATATTACCGATACAAATTGCGGAATTCAAAAGGATTTTTGCTATCCTATTTATGAGTTGGGAGACCTGGCTTTTCAAACGCAAATAGTATCGAGTGGTGCTATAAGTAGCATAACAGTTTTTAAAGTTATGGCAGATGGAACAAGTGTAAATTTAAATGATGTAATAATAAGCATTGTAAGTAATGGAACACAAAGTGGAGTGCCGATTTACAATATTTATTTTTCGTTTGTGTTATCTAATTTGCTTGATAATACTTTTGATGGAGATTGTTTTACTTTACAATTAGATGTTGATGTTCCAGATGTAAGAACACCTACTTTTATATCGAATCAATGCTTTAAAAAAATTAACGATAAATGTTTGACAACTAAACTACAATATTTTAATAATGAAAACGCATTTGGTTTTCTTTATAGAACCGCAGTTGTTGTTATTAATCCACCACCTGCACCACCATTACTTATACCAACAACAAACTATATTCGCTTACCATTGTATCTAAAAGAACCAATAATAAGCAGCACAAAAAATGTTTATGTCCGTAGTGATGGAAGCCGTAAATTGTTATCTGCAAGGTTAGCAAAAAAATACAAGGCATTTGTTGACAATGTAACAGAGGAAGCTCATCAAAATATTGTTGTTGCTCTTAATCATGATCAAATAACTTTGACACCGGAGAACTTAACAAATGGTATTCAGGTAAGATTTGAAGATGAATATAACAATAATTTCCCAGAAATTATGCAGAACGTATCTGTTTGGTCAGCGGATTTTAGTATCTTTGAAACGCCATTTAACAATTTCAATTCAAACTGTTTATAATGAAAACTGGAATACTAATAATAGCAGTAGGTGCGAAGGGTTATGGACAATTAGCAGGTTCATTGGCAGCTTCATTACGTGCTAATAATGTTACATTGCCAATATGTTTAGCGCATCAAAAGGACACAATTACGCGACTTGATGAACAATATTTGAGTTTGTTTACCGACTTTGTTTTGATTGATGATAAACACATAACATTAAATGATAATATTGAGTGTTTCATCAAAGCAAAGGCACATATGGATGAGTTGACACCATATGACTACACATTGTTTTTAGATGCAGATGTGCTTGCGTTAAATAATGGCACTATCAATGCAGAGATTGAAAAATTAAAAGACATTGACTTTACAATTAAAAATAAAGGACTTAATAAAACTGTATCTATTTGGGCGGATATGAATGAGGTTGTTAAAGTTTATGAACTTGAAAATAAAGATGTGTATGAAATACATTCCGAGTTTATATGGTGGAAAAAAGGCCACCCTGCAATGGTAAAATGGGCAGAAAACTTTGAGAATTTAAAAGTTAAACCAACTAATTTTGCTGGTTGCGTTGCCGATGAATTACCATTGTTTATTTCAATGGCTCAAACGAACACCAAACCGCACATAGATAATTACAATCCCATTTATTGGTTTAATCAGGATAGTAAACTGCAAAAGAGAATTAAGGATATGAAGGAGGAAGGATATTGCGGTTTAAGTATTGGAGGCAATGCAATTCCAACTGTACAACGCGAAGCCTACGATGTATTAGTTACGATTTATGCAAAGATTTTAAATTTGCGACAAACATTTAAAGCGCAACCAAAAAGAAAATGGCTTGCAAATAGAACACATTTATAATGGATAAAAAATTCCCTATTATTGATGCCGGAATTGTTACGGAAATCATTAGACATCCACATATTGAGAGTGAAGAATATGAACAATTTTTGATTTATTCAGATGATGAATATCCGCATAAATTAATTGATGAAAATAGACCTAATGAACATAACATTGCAAAGGAATATCGTAAGAAAACTTATCAGCCAGTATTCAGCGAAGTGTTTGACCGAGTGTTAAATTCTTTAAATAAAATACAACGTGCAGATGGTTTTATGTTGAAATTCCCAGACCAATCTGAATTTACTAAAATAAGCAAGGATGAAAAGTTAGATGTATATCTTAACTATAATTTTACTGCATCAAAATCTCTATTTAACTGGACTTTTCAAGTTGGTTTAAAACAAGCCGTAATAGATGTTAATGCCGTTATTATCTTATGGAATGAAGAAGAAGTATCAGACACAGAGTATACTAAACCTACACCATACATCATAAATAGTGACCGCATTATTTATTCGTATGAAGGCAATTCAATTGTGTACAAGGATGATGATGATCGCAATATTTACTATTCAGTTGATAAGTATAGTTGGAATAAATACAAACGTGATTATAGGACAAACAAGTATGTGTTAATTGAGCAATCAATTCATAACCTTGGAATATTCCCTGGCTTTACTATTGGTGGAATTGTTGAGGAAGAAGAGGAGCTTGGCCGAGAATATCAATCTGTATTTCGTGCGATGTTACCATGGCTAAATGTAGCAACTATCGAGTTTAGCGACTTACGTGCAGAGATAACGCAGCACATACATTCAACTGTTTGGATTTATCAGGATGAGCAATGTCCAACTTGCAATGGTAATGGATGGTTAATGCGCGAAAACGAACGTGTGCCATGTACAAATAGCAGATGTAGTAATGGTCAAATACCATTATCTCCTTACGAAACATTGAGAGTTAGACCTGCGAAGACATCCATGGGAGAAGTGCCAGCACCTACACCACCGATGGGTTACATTCAAAAGCAGCCAGAGATAGCCGAGTTGCAAGATAAGCGTATCAATGAGATGCGTTATCGTGCTTTGGCTGCGGTAAACATGCAATTTTTAGAAAGCGCACCTGCTGCTCAAAGTGGTGTTGCAAAGGCATACGATAGAGATGAAACAAACAACACTTTTTATGCCGTTGCAACAAACTTGGCATTGATGATGGAACGTATGTCTTTTTTAGTTGCAAAATGGAGATATGGTAATTTGTACGATGATAGTGATTTAAAACGTATGTGTCCGATTTGCATCGTTCCTAATACATTTGATGTGTTAGGTTCTCAAACCATCGTAGAAGAGATAAAAGCAGCCAAGGATAGCACATTAAATGATGCGGTATTAAGTGAGATGGAGCTTGAGTTTATAAAAAAACGTTTTCCAAATGACGTTGCAATGCAAAATAAATTACGCAATGCATTTGAACTTGATCCTGCATCAGGCAAGAGTGATGAAGAAAAAGCTTTATTAGTTAGCAGTCGATTGATGTCAAAATTAGATGCTATAATAAGCACTTATATTTTTGATTTTGTTGATCGTGCCATTGCCGAAAATAAGGATTTTATAAATCAAACCAAGGCGCAGAAGTATGCTATTTTGGAACAATATGCAACAGAGAAATTAAAGAATATTGAGGTTAAAGATTCAATTGTAAACAAGATATTTAATATTTCAGATGCACAAGTATCTACTGGCAATGCACCATCTCCAGCAGATTTAAAATATACAGTTGGAGGTTTAACTGGTATAATTGAAATCGTTAAAGCGGTAAGTAGTGGTGTTTACGATTTAGAGGCAGCTATACAAATGGTTATGGATAGATTTGGATTGACATATGAGCAGGCAAAAGCACAAATAGGAACACCAAAAATTATAACATCTGAAGAACAATTGAATAAAATAACACAATTGACTTAATGGCCGTTGGCAATAAAGAAATACAAAAAGTATTAAATGCAGTTGATAATGGGTTGATTGACTTTAATGAGGCAATACCTGCTATTCAAGAGCAGATTTATCGAAGGTTATTACGTTTTCAAAAAGAGCTGATTGTTCAAGGAGATACTATCACGAATAGTGTTAAGAATATTCAGTTGTTATCGAGTTTAAAAAGTGATTTAGAATACATTATACTTAACGATACAGACTATCTTGAAAGTGTAACAAAACTTGGCAAGTTGTATGAGAAAGTTGACACGTTAAATTACTCATATTTTAAGGCACTTGAAAAAAAGTTTAAGCCACCAAAAGTTATGGATGCTATTCGCAAGCAATCGGTTTCGATACTTGTAGATAGCTTGACCGAGAGTGGATTGAACACAGAGTTAATTACACCCATACGCGAAATGATTACTGCGTATACAACAACTGGTGGTAGCTATTCAAAGATGACCAAAGAGTTGAATAATTACATTAACGGAACACCAGAGATTGATGGCGCATTGGTCAAGTACACTAAACAAATTGCAACCGATTCAATAAATCAATATACGGCAACAGTTAATAGTGTACTTGCATCTGATTTGGGGTGGGAGTGGTTTCGCTATGTTGGAAGTAACATAAAGACAACACGCACATTTTGTAAAGCTTTAACTCAAAAACAATATTACCACATAAGCGAACTGCCTCAAATTATCAAGGGTAACTTTGAAGAATTTAAAGCAATGAATGGACAAATTTATGATCGTACTAATTTGCCACAAGGGATGATTGAAGATACTAATACAAGTAATTTTCAAGTTTATCGCGGTGGTTATAATTGTGGTCATCAGGCATATCCAATACCAAAAATATTAGTACCAAAGAACATTATCAATTCACTAAATAAATAAACAAATGGAAACAAATCCGACACAAACACCAATTAAAAAGTTTAAATTATTATTAATTACTGACACAAGAGGCATTCAAAAACATGTGCCATTTAACAAAGCAAACAAAGATTACTACACCGCTTACAAGTCAACATTGACAAAGGATAAGCGCGAAAAGTATTTGATTGAAGAAGTTGATTTATCAATTGAAGAAGCAGCAGCAATTGGAATTGCCGAAGCCTATTCAGAACTCTATCCGGTACAACGCAAACAACAATCAAATCAATCAAATGACATTGTAGCTATGTTGTTAAAACAAAATCAAGAGCTTGCAGAGAGATTAGCAGTAATTGAAGCAGTTAAAAAAGGAGGAAAAAATGGCTAAAACAAGACCATCAAAACCACGTGGCGGTTGCTGCGGAGGAAGTCGATAATTATTAATTTTAAAACAAAAACAACATGGCATTATTAGCTGAAATATTAGAACAATTATTGCCGAAAATCGGCATCCATCAAGGTACTGAAGAGTTCAATTTAATAGTACAAAATAAAGGAGTAGCATTTGAAGTACCAGACAAAGTTAGAGAAGCATTACCAACATTGCTTACAATAGATGAAGCAAAGCATAACCCATTATTAAAAGCACATTACTACGGCAATGCCCTTGATCCATTCAATAAAAAAGTTGAAACGTGGTTAACAGATAACGGAGTAAGTGAAGATGAAGCAAAAGCTATTAGCGAAAATAAAAATACATTTGAAAAGATTGAGAAAGCCATCGTAGCTATAGCAGCAAACAAGCCTCAAACAAAAACAAATGATGCTGAACTAAAGCAAAAAATTAATGAGTTAAATCAAATGCTTTCTCAACAATCTCGCGAACGTGATGAAGCGGTAAATAGTGTACGCAATGAGTATGAGAATAGATTTACGGAACAAGAAATCGATGCAATGATTGGTTCTAAACCATTGCCCGGACAGTTTGATAATGAAGTTGAGCGAAAGATTGCACGTGAGTTTTTAAATAAAAAACTTGCAGAAAAAAACGCATCTATAAAAAGAATTGATGGAAAATTAAAATTAGTTGCAAAAGATGATGAAAAAATGTTTATCTTTGACAACGGAAAGGAACTCGACCTGGACGCTCTCACGAACATGGCTTTGGCCGACAATAAGTTTATTAAAGTAAATGGTAATGGTAGCACAACACCACCAAAACCGACACAAGGAGGCACACCTCCAAAACTTAATAACGCTGCGAATAACGCAATGGCTGATTTAGATAAAGCACTTGAAGGCTTTAATTAATTTCGCAGCACAAAAAAACAAAATAAAATGGCTTTAGGATATTGCCCCGCGATGTTAATGCACATGAAATATGTGATTGGACAAAACGCACCAGAACACAAAATCACTCCGAGTGGTTTATTACGTGCAACTTTAGAAAAAGGCGCACAAGCGACACCTGTACAAGATGCGCTATCATTAAGTAATACTGCTGGTCACATTAAAGACTTGAGATTAAAGTATTACAATCGTACAATCCCTGCACAAATGTCAACAAGCGACAATTGCGATGTTGATTTAGTTCAGGCTTATGATGAAATGACAATTGATACTACTTCAATTGTAAAGTTTGGATTGCATTTCGATGATGCTACAATCGCACGTTACTGCGATGAGGCTTCTGCTTCAGTTCAAATTGGTTCAGCACCAACTCCATTTATGCAAGAGCATTTAGCAGGCTTAATGGCTGCAATGAATGGCTTCGTTGGTAAGATTGACCAGACATTATTAGGTCAAATTACTTGGGGAACAAATGCCGTAACTGGTAACAATACTGCGGTAACTGTTAACTTCAACGATGACAACACAGTAAATTCATTTGCTGAAGGATGGACAAAAGTATTGTCTGATTACACAGTAAATGAAGGCCAAGGTAGACCGATTGTAATTGGTAGTGGTTTAGTTAATAGTGCAATGATACAAGCAGCTAATGGTGCTATGACTCAATATGCACAATTAAACAATAACGCTGCTGCTGGTAACATTGATTGGTATCATGACCTTTATGCTACATCAGCATGGGGATCAAATCAATTTGGTGTATTTATGCCGGGTACTTTTGGTTTGGTTGAATTAGACAGATACAGAGGTTTTAGAGCAAAGAAGTTAGGAACTTCAACGTTTTGGAACATGGCAGTACCTGTTGATTTACCAGGTGCTGATGGTTTATTGGGTATGCTTAACATCGACTTCCAATTAAAAGAAATCGATTGCCCACAAGAAACAACTGTTGGTTATTCAGAAACTACACTTGGTGCAGGTTACTCATTAATTATGAGCAAACGTTTTGCATTGTGGCAAGTACCAAGTGATGCATTCTTATCTGCTGATCGCTTAACTGGCAACAATGGTTCATTACGTTATACTGCAACAAACATTTAACGAATGGCCTGCTTACAAGGATTAATAAAACTTGCAGGTTGCCAAATTACCGAGATGTCGGAGGCTGTTTATTCATTAAACAGCCTACCCGGCATTTCTTTAAAATCATTTGAGCAAGTTGCTAATAGTGAGCAAGTGAACTACATGGGTGTGTGGAATGCCATCAATGAACGTGCAGAAGCTCGCATAAAGAATCAAATTATCAGCCATATGTCGACACGTTATGACATCAAACGTGTTCGCAGAACAGTATCAGTTACAGGTGCGCCAGAAGTGGTAGCAACAAGTGATGATACATTTAAGGGGATGGTATTTGTTCAAGCTTGGACATTGAATGAGAATTGGGTTATTAGTCCATTTCAAACATTGCAAGTTGATAGAATATCATTTTACAAATCGGCCACAAACACGGCTACAACTGTTGACATAAAATTTGTCAACTATTTAACAAAGGAAGTTCTATTCACAAAGACCTTAACTATGGCAGATTTGTCATTGGGTTGGAATGAAATCAGCATATTAAAAGAATTTAATGCGCCATTATTGGCAATAGGTTTTACCGATACAAACATTAATGGTGTTACTTACCAAACTGTTGATGTAAATGCAAACTTTCAATCGTGCTTTTATGAGTGCTATGGTGTTGATGGTTGCGGTTACATTTATGGATTTGCTGAAAACAACGGCAATTACATTCAAAATAACACCATCAATAGTTTACGTGCAACAGTAACACTTGGATGTAGTTATAACGCTGCCGTATGCAACAATAGGCTATTATTTGCCGAAGCATATTGGTACTTATTAGGTATCGAATTTTTAGAAGAGCGACTTTACTCCGAGCGTGTTAACTTTTACACATCGATTAAAAGAGAGGAAGCAAAAGAGTTAATCAATCTTTACAATGTTAGATACGAAGAGGCTTTAAAGAATGCATTAGGTGGCTTAAAATTTGAATGTGATGGATGTTTAGAATGCAATAGTTTAGTTCAAGTATTTAGTCAGATACCATAATGCAAGTAACTGACAACATACCATTTGTAATCGGCACGATATTAGCCAAGTTTCGTGAGTTAGAAAACCCAGAAACAGTTTCTCGAGCTGCTGCATTGGCAGTATTACCTGAACTACATGATCGAATACACGTGCAGGGTAAGAATAGCAAAGGAAGTAAGATAGGCACATATTCAAATAGTTATATGAAAGTGCGTGAGCGTTACAATAGAACATCGGACAAGGATGTTGTTGCATCGTTAACAAGGCAATTAGAGGGTGGTTATACATTAAAAGCAACTGATAAAGGCTATACTATTGATAATTTTGGTAACACAATAGAAAACGATAGTAAAACAAAGATAGATTACTTAACTGAAAAGTATGGTGACATTTGGTTGTTAACAGAAGCAGAACTTGAAATAACACGCATAGTAGCTGAAGCAACTGCACAAGAACTATTTTTAAAATGAACAATAAAGCAATTATAACTGAAATAGACAAAGCTTTAATTGATGCTATTAAGGTAGAAAACAAACGTGCATTTGGTATGGCTGATTTTTATTTTGATAACGATAAAAAATATCCAGGTATCATTGATAAAGAAGAAATAATTAATCCATTCTTGCAAGATCAATATAAATTAAGTTGGTATCATCGTACTTCAACAAGTGTGTTGAGTGTAATGGAATATAACTATGGTAATAAAATGGACAAAGTAGAAGAAACTACACCTGTCCAATTAATAATTTTTACTCGCGCTGCATTAAGTTTTGAAACAATAAAAGACTGGTTTGTTTCTGCGCTTCCAAGTGTGTTAAATAAAGCAATATGTGAGAGTTTGCAGATATTTAATTGCACTATCGAGGTTAGAGGTACAGAAATGAATAGCAATGTTGTGTTTAAAGAAGAATGCACCGAACCCAACGTGAGAGTTGGAGGTCAATATGGATTAATTGCAATCCGATACGAAATCAAAACAAGCTATCGCAGAGGTTGTCAAACATTCTGCGACTGCACAAACTAAAAAAAACAATGGCTTATTATCCATCGGGTTGCGACTCAAACATCGCAGACCACGTATGCGGAACTTGCGGAGTCGAATTATCTCGCGTACGTTCTGTTGCATTCGTAAACAAACAATACTACCCAACACTTATAACTGACCTTGAAGATAGTTCATTATGGGCTGCTGGTATTGCATCTGGAAATATTTATATTTACCCAGAAGTGCAAGGTGAATTTGATGGCGGAACACCAAACATGGGTCAGGGATATGGCGATACTGAAGAGCAGCTAAATAGCTACACTTACATGTTATCATACAAGGATCCTAACTATGTAGGCAACCGCGACCATTTTAACACAATAAAAGGTTCACGTAATTTTCACGTTGCTTTCAGAAGCGAAACTGTGATTTCAATTAGTGATGAGCCTTGTACTATTGTACCAAAAAATCCTATTGCTAATGACTTAAAGTTAGAGCGCACTTGGGATATTGAGGTAAAATGGACATCGGAAAACTTCCCTGCTGAAGCAATTACACCAGACAACGTATTTACCTGTTACGTACCATAAATTGATTTAGAAACCCCGTAAGGTTTCATCAATTTTAAACTAAAAAACAATGGCTTACTACCCAAGTAACTGCAATGAAATACCAACACATCAATCTTGTACTTGCGAAGCAGAGATGGGTCGCGTTAGAGGTGTTGCGTTAATACATAAATCATTTTATAATCAAGTAGCAATTGATCCTGAAAATAGCATCGTTTGGCAAGCAGGTGTTAATTTAGGAATGATTGTATTATTACCAGAAACAAATGGCGAATATACTGCCGAACCAATAAATGGCCGAGGTTATGGATATAGTGAAGAAACATTTGTAGCATTTAAACATCTTGTAACTTATCAAGACCCCGACTTTTATGGCAATGTAGAGCATTACAATGCGATAAATGGCAGCAGAAATTACTATCTTGCATTTATAACTGAAACTATATTGCACTTGGCACAACGGCCTTGTAATTTAATAGTTAATTTACCTATAAAAAATAGTGTGAAAGATGATGTGTTGTACACTATTACTGCACGTTGGACACACGATTTATTACCTCAACAATATTTGAAGCCTGACAATGTATTTGTATGCAACATTAGCACTAATGTTTATGGAGCTTCATTTGACAATAGTTTTGATGATTCATTTGACAATCCTTAATAATGTCGCAAAAAAATAGAGCGCAAATGCTCATAGATATTACAACTAATATCTTTAATAACGTAATCAATTTTATTACCGGCCAAAACGCGCAAGATAGGTTTGTAAACTTGCTTGATAGTAGTCCAAATATATTAAGTGATAAAGACCAAACTGATGGGTATGTGGGAACAGATTCAAACAATGAAATGTTTTCAAGCTATTACGATGAGGAGATTTCAAGAGCCGATTTAATTACTGACTTAACTGCAAATTTAGCAGTAGGTGGAAAGTTTTACAGAATAAATGATGCGGTAGGATCAACTATCACATTGTTGGTTACTGCCGAAAGCAATATAAATTTATATCCATTTGGAATCGATGCCACAACTGGCGAAATAGGAACGTATGATATTACTACCGATGTGTTTTCGCCTATTGTAAGTAGCGCACAAACATTAGCACAAACATTAATATTAGGCAATACTTCGGGCGCAAACGATATTGAATTTGATGCAACACAAGGTTTATTATTCTCAAACACATCAAGACTTCGTGAGGGAACAATTGATGCTGGTTTAGGTGGTAATAAAGGCATTGCTCAAATATGTGCAGTTGGTTATGAGTTAAAGTGGGAAGCAGGGAGGTTGTATGTGATGGATGGAAATGGTACAACTATTAGATTATCTTTATACAATTTTGCAACTGCACCAACATTTACAGATGATTCTACAAAAGGTTATGCAATAGGGTCACGTTGGGTATTAGATGATGGTACTGTTTATACATGTCTAAATGCTGCATCAGGGATTTGGGTGCAAGAATCAAATATTCCCGACCTACAACAAGTAACTGATGCAGGATTGACAACAACAAATAGGTTGTTATCAGATGATGGGGTAGGCAATTCTACTGAAATAGGCAATGGTTATATACGAATAGCAACGGGCAATACTGGAGATGTAAATATTGATGCATCGTTGGTTACTGCAAGTTACGTTGCAAAACTGCCCGATAAGCCAACAAGCCCGCAAACATTTGCGATGTTGAGTGATATTGGCGCTGGTGGTGTTCCTTATACTGGTGCAACTGCCGATGTAGATTTAGGAATTCATTCATTAACTGCTGACACAATAGGAATAGGTGTTGCCGCTGGTGCTGAAAAATTGCATATTGATGGGGGTGCTACAACTACACGAGTAAAAATTGATGCAGATAATGGAGTTAATAGAATTTTGTCTTTTAGAACTGATGATCTTCAACGATGGGCATTACGTGTTGATGGCATAGAAAGTGGGGCAAATAGTGGGGGTGATTTTCAATTAAGAAGATATAATGATGCAGGAGCGTATATAGATAGCCCAATAGCTATTAATCGTGCCAATGGAAACATTACAACTGCTCAAAATATAAATGGAGCAACACCAACGGAATTAGGTTATTTAAGTGGTGTAACAAGTGCGATTCAAACGCAATTGAATAACAAAGTAACAGTATTTGCATCAGCAACCGATGGAACTGCATCATCAGGAACATCAAACACAATAAGCATTTCAGTATTAATTCCTGCTAATACATTTGCACTTGATGATGTCATACGAATTAATCATAGAGTAAGAGCAACTGGCACAACTGCCACAAGAGAAACAAGAATTTATGCCAACACAACTAATGCAATAGCAGGCGCAGTATTAATATCAACTGCAAGTTTAACAAATACAATTTTAGCAGCTAATATGCAACGATTTTTAGCTATTAAAAATGCAACCACAAACACAGAAGTAATAACTGCCACAACTAATCTATTAACCGATTATAACAACCTTACAACAGCAGTATCAACACTTGCTATTAATTGGACTGTTGACCAATATATAATATTTGCAGTAAACGCAATTAATGCAGCAGATAGCATTCGAGCAACAATGTATTCAATTGAAAAATTATGATAATATACGGATTACAAGTAACCAGCAATTACTTTGCAGCAATAGGTGATAATGGATGTCACATTGAACTTGCATATGACATTAGATTTGTTTTTTTAGCTGATACTGGCTATGCAACATTAGCAGAATTACAAACCGCCATTGAGGCATTAACATTTCCGAGTAAATAATGATACACCATCAACATCCCGACAATAGCATTTTAGTTATCATTACAAGCGTCATCATTCAAGCAGGGGTATGGACATCAGATTGGTTTGGTAATATGAATTTAGTCGGCATCTATGACACGATTTATGACTTTGCAAAGTTAGGTGCATTGTGTGTATCAATGTGGGCATCGTACAGAGTGGCCAAGAAGAATAAAAATGACTAACCAGGAAATAGTCGCTATAAAACCTTTGATATTAGTATTGATTATTTTGTTTGTTTACCTTATAGCAATGCTCTATCAGTATAGAGAAATTGCCAAGAATGTAGGTAAAATTTTTAAAGGGGGTGTTATAGCTCTATTGGTTATGCTTGGCATTATTGATGATAAATAACAAAGCACCTGCATTTCTGCAAGTGCTATGACCTAAAAATAACTAACATTGAACAACGCAAAGATACTAAAAATTTGCGTATTTCAAAATATGTGCAATAACATCAATTGTCCAACCGTTTCCTAACATCTTATAGCGTTGACTATCACTAACGTGGTTTGTGTAATTATCTGCTACTGTTTGCAATCGTTCGCATTCGATTGGTGTTAGTCTGCGTATGCGTGAACCATCAAACAATGCTCTATCATTATGTTTAGGGTCTTTAAGTGTTGGATATCTATTGTGTATTGATTGATTATAAACATCAAGAGCTTTTACTTCGCCATAAACTAAATTATTTACATCAATAGTTTGTTTTAGTCTTTTATCTTTGCTTGTAAGAACTACTTCTACCGCGTGACCTCTTCCATCAGTATTTAAAGCAGGACTTATTCCATCAATATCATAAATCCTATCTTGTTGGTAAGGTTGTGTGCCTCCATTTGATTTATTATTGGTGCTAATTTGTTTTACTTGTCTAACTAAATTATCTTTTGCAACTCCAGTTATACTATTTGTTTTACCATCATTTCGACTTTCTAATTTTTGAATATGATTGCTATTATGCCAATCTTGACCTTTGTTTTCAGTTCTTCCTCTCATTGCCACTATCTCCACCGCATTAGTATTAGGAACAACAACTTTAAATCCATTAGTCATACCATCTCTTGAACAATGTTGAGTAATTGAGCCACATTTTTCATCAGTTCTCATTCTATTGTTGTATCCATCAAAAACATTGATTTCCACCGCATTAGTATTCCCGGTATCCAAGCAATAAGTTTTTCCATCAGTTCTACTTAATGGGCCTGTTACTGTATTAATCATCTTCTCACTCAAAAAATACTTTTCATCAACCTCCGTTTCTAAAACATCCTTCAACAATATCCCTCTATCCTTTGGTTGCTCAATTATACTTTCCAAATCCCCAAACAAACCGCTTGGCTCAAGTCCAATATTTGTCCAGTATATTCTCTTACGATTTTGCGCTGAAACTAATGCAGAGTTAATGTGTATGCCATTCACACCGATGGCTTTACTTAATACTTTTTCCCACTTCTCTCCCATCTCTACATTCTCTAACAAAAAGTATGTAGGTTTGCATTCATTTAGTAATCTCATGTATTCCCAAAACAAGTAAGATTGCCCCTCAAATTCGTAACCCTCTGCTTTTAATTCCAGGTAATGTTCAAGTGTTAGAATTTCGGTTTCGCACTTTGTACTCATTCCTTTGCGTTTTCCGGCAAATGAAAATGATTGACAAGGCGATCCACCGAGCAGTAAATCAATCTTTGGTAAACTATATCCATCGACATTAACAACGCTGCCTAATTGCTTGGTATTTGGATAATTTGCCATCGTTACCTGAATAGCATATTTGTCAATTTCACTTGCAAAGTAGTTGTCAACTTTTACTCCTAATCGGTCAAGAGCTTGTTGACCTCCGCTGCACCCATCGAATAAACTTAATACATTCATATTTTTTATTAAATTAAAAAACCCCAATCAATGCGAGTAGGAGATCGCACCAATCAAGGCTTTTGTTATAATTTTTTTATATTGCTCCTACACAACGCTGCAAAGATAATAATTTATTTCAAACCCACAAACAACCAAACTAAAAACATTGCCCCACCAACACACCAGGCTGCTATTTTACCTCTCTTTTGCTGCTTTGTTTCTTGCTTACTAATTACAAGTAACGTGCTATCCGTTAGGTTTTCAGCCTTGTAGTTAACTATTAAAGAATCCTTAATAGTTGAAGCCGAATCACACAACTGAAACGCAGTAAACAATGCAGCATAACTACTATCCTTAACATTGATTATCTCATCGCACAACACAAATACTGTATCACACTCTTTTGGCAGCGTTGTACGCAACTTCTTCATCAAAACTATGTTAGTGTTCGTTAATGATAATTCACGCTTTCTAATGCTATCTTTTGCATTGTTCGCAACCTGCAATCTTCGGTTGACATTCTCAAGTTGATTAAGTAGAATTGCCTGTTCATTGCCAAATTGCTTCTTCATCATTTCCGCTTCTGCTTTGTAGTCAAATGGGATAGGTTTGGGTTTCTCCTTTGCGCAATGGTTAAGACCGATTATTAATAATAGGCATAAGAATGCGAATGTGATAATTTGGTGGTGTGGTTTCATATTGTTATAGTTAGCACCCAACACTACCATCTTCAACTTTCGTTGGACTTGTTGGTGGTGGAGGTGTGTTGGTATTTTTTAAATTAATAATTTGCTCAATGGTAACGATTCCTAAACACAATAAACCAAAGCAAAGCCAAGCGTATAACGCATCTATCATTGCTATCTCTGGTATCTTCTTCATTGTGATTATAACCGATACTAAAACTGCTGCAAATGCGCTTAATTTGCGTGCTGAAAATCCAACTTTATCGGTGCTGAAACTACTGATAAAACTCTTTGCTATTTTTCTCATATTTCAATTAATTATTGTCCATTCAAATTTACCTTTTAAATTCCATTCCAACAAGGGTAAAATTAAATCTACTTTATCTTTTCTCCTAAAGTAAACGTGGTCAATCTTTCGACCACCGATAACAATAAAATCAATCTTAACAAAGGTTATAACCTCCTTGCCATTAGTGTAGCGTGTTCCTCTTGTCATACGATGGTAAGTTTCCAGTTAGTAAGCTCCACGTGAGGTAAATCCTTGAACGATTTAAAATTACCGCCCCAAGTTAACTTATTACTTACCGATTGCAATAATTCCCAAAACTCTTTGAAATGCTTTGCGGAGTAGTCAAGTTCACGTTTGCCGACTTTCACAAAAGCAATGTCGAATGCTCTTGATGGGTAATAATTATGCGGTGATTGCCCAGCACGAGCATTAGTGATTTTCGGTCGCTTATGATAATAAACTTCTTGCATTGCGTTGTTGCGGTATGTACACACTATTATAACGTGAACATCGTTGTGTGTTGCGTTAAATTGCGCTTCTGCTTTCTTGTAAGCATTAGCAAGTGTTGGGTGTAAATCCTCAATCAGGCGCGACTCAAATGGTTTTGTTTCATCTTTTGGTTTCATATTGTTTTGTTTATTACAATAGCATTCGTGTATTTGATTTGAGCCATAACACGCACAACTATTTGTTTTCATAGGTTGTCTATTTCTCGTTT